AGAGCATCAACGTAGGCAATTGCTAGAAGGTGATTGGGATATAAATGAAGGTGCAGCATTTCCTGAGTTTAATCGTATTATTCATGTCATAGAACCTTTTGATATACCTAGTAACTGGGTTAAGTTTAGAGCATGTGACTATGGGTATGGTTCTCATACTGGTGTTGTATGGTTAGCAGTAAGCCCCTCAGAACAAATTATAGTATACAGAGAAATGTATGTAAGTAAAGTGATTGCTACAGATTTAGCTGACATGATCTTAGATGTAGAACAAGAGGAGAAAATAAGATATGGAGTTCTTGACTCTTCTTTGTGGCATAATCGTGGCGATACTGGCCCATCTCTTGCTGAACAAATGATTATGAAAGGTTGCAGATGGAGGCCATCTGATAGATCAAAAGGCTCTAGAGTAGCTGGTAAGAACGAATTACACAGACGATTGCAGGTAGACGAGTTTACAGAAGAACCTAGACTTGTATTTTTTAATACCTGTAAAAATATAATTTCACAGTTACCTGCACTACCTTTAGATAAAAATAACCCTGAAGATGTAAACACACATGCCGAAGACCACTTGTATGATGCGTTAAGGTATGGCATAATGACAAGACCAAGAAGTAACTTGTTTGATTACAACCCTGCTACTAGTACAGGGTTTCAAGTAAGTGACCCTACTTTTGGATATTAAGGAAATAGTATGGAAGAAGAATTTGAAGAAACAATGGACTCAGAAGAGTCTACAGCTTTAACTGATAATGAAGAAGATTCTTATTCTGATCCTCTTTCAGGTACAATAGTTAGCCTAGTTAAACATAGGTATTCAAAATCTTCTGTAGCTAGAGATACTGAAGAACGTAGGTGGTTGCAAGCTTACAGAAACTATCGTGGTTTATATGGCCCTGATGTTCAGTTTACTTCTACAGAAAAATCACGTGTCTTTGTAAAGGTAACTAAAACAAAAGTACTTGCTGCCTATGGACAAATTATTGACGTACTCTTTGGCAACAATAAATTTCCTATAAGTATTGAACCTACCACCTTACCTGAAGGTGTAGCTGGTTCAGTGCATTTTGAAACTGATGAGAATGTTAAAAAAGGATTGGGCCTAACAGAAGAAGATATGAAACTTCTTCCCGGTGAAACTTTTCCTCAACTACAAGAACGTCTTGCAGGATTAGAAGATAAACTAGACCCTGTTTTAGATATACTTAAAGAAGGACCGGGAACTACCCCTAGTCAAGTTACAATACATCCTTCAATGATTGCAGCTAAAAAAATGGAAAAGAAAATCCATGACCAACTTGAAGAGTCTAATGCTAATAAACAATTACGTGTAGCTGCATTTGAATGTTCTTTGTTTGGTACAGGGGTTATGAAAGGTCCATTTGCTATGGACAAAGAGTACCCTAATTGGAATGAAAAAGGTGAGTATGAACCTACTATAAAAACTATTCCTCAAACTTCTTCTGTTTCTATTTGGAATTTTTATCCTGATCCAGATGCTATTAATATGGATGAAGCGGAGTATGTAATTGAACGACATAAAATGTCACGTTCACAAATGCGTACTCTTAAAAATCGTCCTTTTTTTAGATCAAACTGTATTGATACTGCTATTTCTATGGGTGAGTCTTACGCTAAAGAGTGGTGGGAACAAGCAATGGAAGATGATGCTCAAGAGTCTAAAGCTGAAAGGTTTGAAGTTCTTGAGTTTTGGGGTAATGTAGACATACATGTTCTTGAAGGGCATGACATTGATATACCTAAAGAACTAAAAGATTTAGATGAAGTAAGTGTAAACATTTGGATTTGTAATGATCAAGTACTACGTCTTGTTATGAACCCATTTACCCCTACACTTATTCCTTACTATGCAGTACCCTATGAGATTAATCCTTACAATATCTTTGGTGTAGGTTTAGCTGAAAATATGGATGACACACAAACTCTTATGAATGGGTTTATGCGTATGGCTGTAGACAATGCAGCCTTAAGTGGTAATATGCTTATTGAAGTAGATGAAACTAATTTAGTTCCGGGGCAAGACTTAAGTGTGTACCCCGGAAAAGTGTTTCGTAGACAGGGGGGTGCACCGGGACAGGCTATTTTTGGCACTAAGTTCCCTAATGTATCTAATGAGAACATGCAGATGTTTGATAAGGCCAGAGTACTAGCTGATGAGTCTACAGGCTTTCCTAGCTTTGCTCATGGTCAGACAGGAGTTTCAGGTGTCGGACGTACAGCTTCTGGCATTAGTATGCTCATGTCTGCTGCTAATGGCTCTATACGGAATGTAGTTAAAAATGTAGATGACTACTTACTTGGCCCAATGGCAAAAGCTTTCTTTAGTTTTAATATGCAGTTTGATTTTGATGAAGAAATTAAAGGTGACCTTGAAGTTAAAGCACGTGGAACAGAAAGCCTTATGGCTAATGAAGTACGTAGTCAAAGACTTATGCAATTCCTTGGTGTTATGCAAAACCCTACTCTTGCTCCTTTTGCTAGATTAGATTATGTTGTTCGTGAGATTGCTAAATCTATGGACCTTGACCCAGATAAACTAACTAACTCTTTATCAGATGCTGCAATACAAGCTGAGATACTTAAAAAGTTTCAAGCAGAAAATCCAGAACCTCCTGCTCCAGCAGGCGCACCTCAAGGTGCTGGTGGCGCACAGCCTCTCCCAGCAGGCACACAGGCTCAAGACACGCAAGGCAGTGGTGGGGGTACTATAGGTACAGGCTCAGTACCTACACCGGGAGAACAAGGCTTCTCAGCTAATACTGGTGGAGGACCAATTCAGTGAGTTTAAAAATGCTAGTGAATAACCTTGAGGCATGGAATGCTTTTGAAAAAGAACTTGATGAACGTATTCAGAATAGTTATAGAATGTTTTCTCAAACTGAAGAAGCTAATGTGATGTATAGAATGCAAGGTCAAGTACATGCACTAAATGCACTTAAGCAACTTAGATTAAAGGTTAATGCTGATGGTTGATATTCAAGTACCTAGAGCAGATGAGCCTTACCTTGATGGCAAGGCAGAAAACATAGTTGAAAATTTTAATGAACCTAACGATGAGTTTTTAGATACTGCTATAGACTTATCTACTAAACCTTTACAAGAAGCTAAAGAATCTTTTATGAAAGCTGGTAAAGGTGCTGTGTTTGAAATGTTACCTAAAGATGATCCTAGAGTTTATCAAGCCTTTAGACAAACTAATGACTATCTTGCTGGACTAGGATATGCAGGATTTAAAACAGGAGAAGCTGCACTTACTTTTGTTGCAGGTGCTTTTGCTGATGCACTGGGTCAAGACAAAGGTGAAATAGGGTATCAAATTTTAAGGGATGAAAAAACTGCAGCTAGAGATATTATGAGTGCAGGAGAAGCCTTTGCTGGAATGGTTGGACCTAGAAGTATACAAATGCTAGACGATGCAATAGATGCTTTTGGTGGATATTTTAAATTGTTAAAAACTGCAGAGCCAGCAATTAAAGCAGACTTAGGTGGTAAGCTTCAAGCTTTAGCAGATGGTGACTTTGATTTTTTAAAAGAAAGTTCTAATCCTAAAACTATAAGTGCACAAGTAACAGGTCAAGGGACAACACCAGTAGATCAACCTAGTCCTAATGCAATAACTAAACCAAAGTCTTTAGTCAGTCCTTTATTTAAAACTTCTAAAACTAGAGAGTTAGTAAATGATTCTAACTTTGGAGATAAAAATCCTTTTTATAGTTCTATAGATTCTGCAATAGAAAACTTACCTGTAGGTAAAAATGGTATAAAAGGTAGCAATGTTATTAAGTACCTTACAAAAAAAGCACCTAATATAAATATGAGAGAGTTGTACTGGTCAGGCATGTTAGAAAATGCACCTATGCGTGGTGTAACAGACTTTTTAACTGGTGACACAACTATTGGTCAAAAAGGTATTAACCCTAATAGAACGTATAGTAAACAAGAGTTAAGGTATATGGCAAATGTATCTGTACCTCAAGTAATAGTAAAAAAACTTACTTCTTTATCTACCAAGTATCAAAATCAACCTAGGTGGAAAGGTATGCAACAAGTGCCTATGACTCTTTATACAGAAGTAATTGGAAGAAGTCCAAGACCTCCAAGTATACTTAATCGTGTTCGTCCAGAGCCTCCACTAGGTTTTACAGAGGGAAGTTATCAAGGTGGACAAAGTACTAACTCTGAGTATGTAGAATATCTAATTACTAATGTAAATTCTAGAGGCAGTACATACCCTAAATCAGATGCACATTGGAGAGTAGATAATAAAGATGAAACTGTACTTGCTCATGTAAGAGGTTCTTTTATTCCTATTATATACCCTGATGGAAGCAAACGAAAGACTAACAAACATACAACTACAAACGTATTTGTAGTAGATGAAATACAAGCTGACCCTGCACAGAAATCACCTGCAGAAGTTAGAGCAAATAAACCTAGTGCAGTTGCATCACAAAAAACTTCTAAAGAAACTGCAGAGATTTTAAATTCGCCAGAGGTAAATGTTAAAAAAGCATTGACTACTAATTTAACTAATGCAGTAGATGAAATTGGAAGGGCTGAAGCTATAGTTACTAGTGATAGGTTTAATCGTATTTTTGGTGTTGATGAAAATGCTGCTTTTCCTGTACAGATAGATAAAGTAAATCAAGGTTTAAAACAAATAGCTGAAACCCTTGCGGATGTAGAGAAACAATATTTAACATCCCTTATAGATAAAGATGAAGTTGCTAATATTATTAGCTCAACTTTTAATGATAAACTTAAAACAACTGCAATATTAAGAAACACTAGGGGTCCCGGTGCATCTCCTGAAGCTGTTATGAATCAAATAAAACTTAATGTTTTAGGGGATTTAATTTATGGTAAAGGTATGGTAAAAGGAACTCCTCTTTTAAAAACTAAACTTGAAGAGGTAATAACAAACTCTTTAGGTGGTAAGCCTGCTGCACCTACAGATATTACGCCTGTAGGTACAGGTGACAGTATTAGGCTTGGACTATTATCTATAATGAGAGAGGCTGTTAAGAAAAAAACTAATACAATAGTTATACCACCTGTAGATGATTTAATGAAAGCACATAGTCTTGGTGAAAAACCAACAATGGAAACTTATGAAGATGCTATGATGAAAGCATTAAGAATTTTAAGGTCAGAAACAAATAAAAAAGTTAGCTTTACAAAAGGTAAGATAGACGGATTACAATTTGATAGTGATAAAAACTATTTAATAATTAATTTTGATTCTGATATAGTAGATGAAACTAAACAAATAAGATTTGCCGAAGGGGGCTTAGTTTAAACATGGACGAACAAATGGAAATGGTACTTAAAGAAGGTGGCATTAGAGATGATGGCCTTAATGTTGACCCTGTATCGGGCAATGAAATCCCTTCTGGTTCTCTTGCTGAAGAAGTAAGAGATGACATACCAGCACAACTTTCTGGTGGTGAGTATGTCGTACCTGCTGATGTAGTCAGATTTTTTGGTGTAAAGTATTTTGAAGATTTACGTATGGAAGCAAAATCAGGCTTGCAAGATATGGAAAGAAATGGTAGAATAGGTGGTGAACCTGTTGAACCCCAACAACAAATGGCACAAAATTCTAATCAAGGTATTACTGAGGCAGACCTACAAGCACTAGAAGCTATGATGACTACTGGTGTTTATGAAGGTGGTCTTATGGATAAGATTGCTTACACTATTGAAAATGATCCACTTGTTAATGAACGAGTAAATAAAAAAGGTATGTCAGTAAAATTTGCTCAAGGTGGTCAGGTGTCTAGTGCATTTAGTGACACTAATCAAATAGATAAAATTATTGATCAAGTATCTACGATGGCTCAAAAAAACCCTTCTGTAATGCAAGAGCTACAACAACGAGGTATTTCAGCAAACCAAGCTATTAAAAAAATGGCTCCGGGTGGTGATGTAGGAACTAACAGTATTTATCAAAACTACTTGACCCCCGGATATTCTACAGTAATAGGTGGGGGTACACCACAAGTATCACAGCCTGTAACTGATGATGTTACTGCTGGACCTGTAGCCCCAGTAAGTCCTGTAGGACCACAACCTACACCTGATGTAGGTCAGTGTGGAGAAAATGGAAGATGGGATGGATTTAAATGTATACCTACTCGGAAAACAAATGATAATAGTGATAATGGTGGTGGCACTGGTGGAGGAGGAACTGCATCAAGTGCAGGAAATTGGTTTGAACAATCCGACATTACTGACATAAATAATTTTGTAGATAATCAATTAAAAGACGTAGTAACAGGTGGAACTCTTGGCGGTGGTGATGCAAGTACAAATCCTGTTTCAAATTTAATTGATAGTGGGCTTGGAGGTATTCTTTCAAATTTACCTATGGTAAGAGTAGCTACTAGCATTGGAAAATTAACAAATATTTCTAAAGCAAGAGCAGCAGTAGAATTAAATCAAAAAGCTGGTTTAATTAATGAGAAAGAAGCTGCTGCTTTAGATGCAAAAATTAATGCTGCTGCTGAAGCTGCAGGACTTTTAGAAGAATCAAACGCATTAGCTTCTGGTTCTGGTAGAAGACAAGGGGTTGAAACCAGAGCAGATAAATTTGGTAATAAAGACGGTAAAACTACTGACATAGAATTAATAAAATATTTAGAGAGTTTAAATATTAAAGATAAACCTGTAGTTGTACCAGAAGGTTCATCAGATACAGCCCCCACAAACGGGGGTGGCACTATTACAGAAACTGTTATTGATAATAATGGTGATGGTGGTGGTGGTAACGATAGAACTACTGATGCTGAAATAAGAAGTATGCAAGATGCAAGAGCTAAAGATAGGGCGGAAGCAGATGCAAAAGAAAGACAAGATAAATCTAGGGGTGGTGGTGGATATACAGGCTCATCTTTAGAAGCAAGAGAAGCCTCTCAAAAAACTAAATCTGAGTTAGAAGAAGCATATGGTATCGGACTTAATAAAGGCGGCTTAATGAAGAAACGAAAAAAGAAATAGATTAATAACAATCTATCCACAATAACAATAAGGCTACCCAGCTACGGCTGGCCCCAACATAAAGGAGATGGATATGCCTGAACTACAAACAATGGAAAGCCCTAAAAATGCAGGGTTTTTAAACCCTAATCACAACAATCGTAATCGTAAACGTATTGAAGAGGATGAAAAAGAACTTGAAGAACTCCAAGGTAGTAAAGAAGAAGTTACCGAAGAAGAAACGTCCAATACAGAAGATAAAGAAGAGGCGTTATCAAGAGAAGAAAAATCTTTTAAAAAACGATATGGTGATCTTAGACGCCATATGAGTGAGAAAGAAACTGAGTGGAAAGAAAAGTTTGAAACCCTTGAAGGTAGAATGAATGACTCTTCTATTCGCCCACCTAAATCTGAAGAAGATGTACAGGCTTGGATAGAGAAGTACCCTGATGTTGCTACTATTGTAGAGACAATTGCCAGTAAAAAAGCAGAGTCAATGTTTAGTAAGGCAGAGAAACGGTTACAAGAAATAGATGATGCTAACTATGAAAGTACTAGACTATCTTATGAAAGTAAGATTAGGAAAACACATGAGGACTTTGATGATTTAAAAAGTTCAGATGAATTTCACGATTGGGCAGATGAACAACCTAAGTGGGTTCAAGATGCTTTGTATGAAAACCCTGACGATCCTGCATCTGTCATACGAGTTATTGATCTTTACAAATCTGATAAAGGTTTAACTAAAGTAGCCAAGAAAGCTAAGACAAAAGAAGCAGCAAGTGTTGTAAGTAAACGCAGTAAGACTTCTATTGATGCTAGTGAAGGTGAAAATATGATTAAAGAATCTGATGTTGCTAAAATGTCAGACAAACAGTTTGAGAAAAATCAAGAAGAAATTACCCTTGCAATGCGTAATGGTAAATTTATTTACGATATTTCGGGTAATGCCCGATAATAACTATTGACAAAAAACTAAATGTCAATATAACTAAGGGTATAGTAACAAAGAGCCTCCTTTAAGGACTACCTCAATTACTAACCCTTTTCACACAAAGTCTAAACACGGATAAGAACTACCTGACTAAGTACAGGCCCAGTAGTATAATGGTTGGCAAACTGTAATACATCTGCACCCTAGAAAATAATCAGCCTCTTACTAATTCTGTTTAGCTTACTTAAGCCAAACAATATCATAGGAGGATTTACTATGGCTTTTACAACCGCAACAGGTTATGGGAACTTACCAAACGGTAATTTTAGTCCTGTAATCTATTCCAAAAAAGTACAGCTTGCTTTCCGCAAGTCTACTATTGTTGGAGACATTACTAATTCTGATTATTTTGGGGAGATTGCCTCACAAGGTGATACCGTCAAGATTATTAAAGAACCTGAGATCAGTGTATCTTCATATGCTCGTGGCACAAATGTCACAGCACAAGATTTAGAAGATGAAGATTTCACACTAGTCATTGACAAAGCTAATTACTTTGCTTTTAAGATGGACGATATTGAGGAGGCACACAGCCACATCAATTTCATGGACCTTGCAACCAGCCGTGCAGCATACCGTCTTGCTGACAACCATGACCAAGAAGTTCTTGCGTACATGTCAGGCTATAAGCAGTCTTCTTTGCACAGCAAAGGCGATGCCCTTAACACAACTGTTAATGGTTCTAAGGCTGTAGCTACTGCAGGTGCTAACGAACTGCTCTCCTCTATGCAATTGCATAAAGGTGACTTTGGCAACATTACTACTTCCTCTGCTGGCACTCACTCAATTCCTGTGACTGCACGTATGCCCGGTGCTACTTCGTTGCCAACTGCAACTGTATCTCCTGCAATGATCATCTCACGTATGAAACGTCTGCTTGATCAACAACAGGTTGATTCACAAGGTCGGTGGCTGGTAGTTGATCCAGTATTCATGGAAATTCTTGCTGATGAAGATTCACGTTTTATGAATGCAGATTTCGGTGAGTCAGGTGGACTGCGTAACGGTTTGACCGTAAACAACTTCCACGGCTTTCGTGTATATTCCTCGTCCAATTTGCCAGCACTTGGCAGTGGGGCAGGTACAGCAGGTACAGCTAACCAATTGACTAATTGCGGAATTATCGTAGCTGGTCATGATTCTGCTGTGGCAACTGCCGAGCAAATCAACAAAACAGAATCATACCGTGACCCTGACAGCTTTGCTGACATTGTTCGTGGTATGCATCTATACGGTCGTAAGATT